CCGCATCTTCGATATCCACAAAATTTGAGAATTTCACAAATACCGCAGGTTCCTCATCACTGGTACACATCACTTCTATCTCTATGTCATCCTCTGAGATAAATGATTCGTTCTCTGCCAGTTCTTCTAGAACTTCTTCTATCTTGGGTTTTTTCGGCATTACAATATCTTAGCCTCCTTGATAACATCTCTTACCAGTTCTAGATCTGCAGGCAATTCTTTAAATCTACGTAACCAGAACTGCGGATCAATTATTGGACCAACTATAGCCAACTGTTCATCATTCATCTTTTGCAACATGGTCTTGCCTTCTCGAGTATTTAATAGTATCCAAGGAGAGATTAATCCTTCTTTAATATCATGTGTGGCACGATTGAGATTCACATAGGCAAAATAATGTTCCCAAGCACTTTGATTCTTTTCACTCCAGGCCATCATGTTTTGTATGGTTCGTTGTATGGCTCCGTCTGCGGGTTCTATCTTGATCAATTCACTGATGTATGAATCATATAACTCATCGCGACACCAGTGATCCAACTTGACTCCGCTCTTGATCACGAAGTCTATGAATCGTTCAGGATAGATAGGTGCAGTATTGATCATGAAACTGCCAAACTTCACAAATGCAGTATAGTACGGACTGGCAGCGAATTCGTCAAAGGTTTTGGTGCCTTTGTTTTTTTGTGTGAGATCGTAGAATCGTTGAAAGGTGATCAATCCCATCTGTACATGTCGTTCATCTTTACTGAGATATCTGCGTTTTTGTTCGCAGACATGCACAAACAGAGTCTTTTCCTTGGCAAATGTTTTACCGCAGTATTCGCACTTAAAGTTTAAGTCCATGGATCTGCTTTTTGTCCCAACCAAGGTTCTCACAGTACTGTTTGATTTCTTGATCTGTGGTGAGTCGATTCATGGCTGCAGAGACACAGCGTCTGCCATACCAACTGTGGATGCTGCTGTATATCAGCCCAATGCTTGTTGTAGTATTCGTTAACAGTGAGTACATAGTGTTCTTGCAGTTCTGCACTTGAAGATTTCACCGAACTGATGTATCGATTGAGATTCCAGAAATCGCCTTTGATTTCTTTTCGACCATCGTCTGTGGCTGCGTCCCAAAGTTCTTTGACCCCCATGTCTACTGCAGGAATCATATCTTTGAATAGGTCTACGTGTTTATTTTTTCCCATGATCTTTGCTTAGATGATACACAAGTATAGCACGATCTAAAATAGATTGCAAGGCCTCGTTCGTTTTTGCCGCCCGACGGATTTCGCCCCACAGTTTATCTTCTTTAAGATGTTCGTATAGGGGACGACCGTCGTTGGTCCGGGGATCTGGTTTGTTTTCATACTGATAACCAATCATGGTTCGTTCGGTCTTGCCTGCTTCTCTGGCGTAGATTTCTTCGCCGTTGCGTTCGTAAATATAGGTGGCGCCTGGGTTAAGAGTTCCCATTTTTTTCTAAAGTTACTGTATATTTTACAACCTTTATAGGCGGGCCTTTTTTAGGCTGAGCCAAAAACTCTTGTGTGTTTTCATTGTACATTTTCCAACCTAATACGGTTGCCAGTTTATTTTTCCACCATTGGGGTGTTTCCACAATTAAATGAGCATTTCTACCATCAGATAAACTTTTCTTGGCCGGGTGGCATGCGATGAGATGATACATGACTTTATCTGTTCTTTTTGCTAGGTCTAATAATGTTTCTTCTAACAATTCAGGCTCGATGTGTTCTAATACATCTGTACTAATAATCATATCTATACTATCCGGTAAAGCATCATATCCGTCACGTCCGGGATCATATCCATAAACTTTTAAATTGGGATAAGTTTCTTTTAACGCTGCAACGACATTGCCCTTTCCGCATCCGAAATCTAAAATACTCTCAATATTATATTCCTCAATACATCTTGTTACTTCGGCTGGGATTTTTGATCTATTTCCAAATGCTTTAGATTTATGTAATTTTTTTAAATCATTTTTATAATTGTCAGTTATCATATTACCCTTTTATGTAAATGAAATCAGCTTTAGCAACTTTTTCAACCATAATATAGCCAAGACTTTCTAATATTTTTACGGGATCAGGCATATCTAAAGGTTGTCGTTCTTTATGTATTCTAGTTTTATTTTCAATAAGAATTACTGGTGAATTAACAGTTAAGAAATTTCTTGCTCCATCTAATAAAAATCCCTCATGACTATCAACATCAATTTTTAAAAAATCAATATTAGTTAAGTTGAGATCATCTAATGGTATTGTATCTATAAGAAAATTGTTTGATATTGAAATATCGTATTCTGTTTTTTCAGAAATCCATCCACTGAAATTAGATTTTCCATTAAACAAAATCTTTTTTCCAGATGAATTACTAATTCCTATATTAGATACATTACAATTTTTTAAATTTCTTTCACTTAAATTTTTTATACAACATTCATATACTTCTGGATTTGCCTCGAAGCCAATGACAGATGAAAAACGTTTAGCTATATAATTTGTTGAATCACCAATCCAAGTTCCGATATCGATTGCATTGTCGAATCGTTTAACATATTTAAAGGCTTGTTCTAAAGGCTCTAAGCATGTAAATTTTTCTTCAAGGACCATGCCATTAACAATAATAGTATTATCCGGTGCCCACCATGATCCTATTTTAATCATTTTGCAAATCCTATTGTTTCCCGTTCGATGTCATTATGATCAAATTCAGCCCAGTACAGTTCGAAGGCGATACAATCAGTGACTGCTTCAAATTGATGATATTCGCCAGGAGCAACTTTGGTATAATCACCAGCCTTGAGCACGGTCTCATCGACTAGATCATAATTATTTTTCCAAACACGTATAATCATTTCACCTCGTTCGACAAAGAATCCATTCCATTTAAATTTGTGTTTGTGTTTTGAACACACTCCACCTGCCTTGGCTTCGATGCGATGAAATTCTAATACACCATTAGCTTCTAGCAATTCTGTTTGCCCCCATACTTTACCTGCTTTCATATTGCACCTTTAAAATTAACTGAGTATTTATTTCAAACTAGTTTGTGTAACTGCACAACTTCACTTTGCCTGCTGACTTCTTTGACAAAGAACACACAGGGAGGATTTGGATCGTCGTGCAAGGGCACGGTTAGTAATTGTCCGTTTTTCATCTTAGGAAAATACCAACGCACATCTTGAAAGATGTTTATGATTTCTATGGGTAAAAAATCCGTCTTAAAACCCTTGATAGGATTAAACACCAACGCATCGAACCCCCGTTCGTTGATACTGGTCAAAGGCAAGACTTCCGGGTCTAGCCCACATTCCTTATCGCCCACTACCATGCACCAGTCTAGAGGCATCTGAACTTCATGGCCACCTATACGCAGTAAAATCGCTGGAGAGTTGAATGATTCTAAAAATATCAAAGGCATGAAAAAGAAATCTGGTTCTTGTGGATTTGAATTATCTAATACCGAGAATCTAGTGTCTTCATCTACTTCTTCTGGTAGTTCATTGAGATCAAACGATCTGTTGTTTAATGTTAAAATTTTCATATGTTTACCTTGGTTACTGTAAAGGGGTATTTGGCAATTTCATCATACTCTTCCTTGCGGTCATCTAGCTTCATGCCGCCACTGACAAACACTGCCTCAGGAATCAAGGCGATTAATTTATTTCCTGTGTCAATTCTATTGATCAACACTAAGGTGTTGCCGGCGGCAGATATGCTGGTAATTTTATCAGCTATCCACTCTAGCCTGGTATCATCTGTAACTAGAAATGTGTATTCATCTTGGAAGGATGTGAATACCTGCACATCCGTGGTCTGTAACACATTGATGTTCAATTGCGCCAGCACTCCTTTGTTCTGTAAATCATGCGCACTAACTTGATTGATTACTGGACCAATACTGGCCAGTATGCCCTGATACTCCCAGGCTTCCTTAGGCACAGTACCAGTGAGTCCCCAACGTATGGCGCAGTTTTTAAAATTCTGTGTCAGCAGTTTGGTCAGCACTTCAGCCTTGGCCTGATGTACTTCGTCTACGATCACTGCTACTACATCTTCGCAGAATTCTGCCAGAGTCAGTGTGGCTTCATCGTGACTTTTCTTGTCTAAGATATTAAGGCTCTGCCATGTACAGATAGTGTGAGTGCGTCCTAGTTCTTTTCTATCACCGAAATATACACCAACGTCTAGTCCGAGATTTCGATAATCTTCTTCGGTCTGCACTACTAGACTTTTGTTAGGTACGATGATCATAGTACGACCATATGGTTCGCATAAGTGACTCAGGGTGGCTGTGGTTATAGTCTTGCCTGCTCCTGTAGCCACTTCTTGCAGGGCCTGCGGATTTTCTAAAAACTTGTTGATCACAGCATATTGATAGTCTCGTAGTACAATAGACTGTCCTGCTTCGATATGTCCTTGAGGCCAGGTCTTGCCCTGATCTGCCCAATAGGTTTCCGACACAGGTTGGAATGAAAATTTATGCGGAGACCTCAGATCTTCGATATCTAATTCATAGCCTGAATCTTCGATGATGGGCAGGATCACATCTAGGTGTGCGAGATACCCAGTACCGCCGATACCAAAATAGGTCTTAGTACCATCCCAACGGCCTAGCTTATATGCAGGCATATGTCTT